ATTTGTTTACAGGCAAAGCGGTGCGTCTCAGACTGTTTCCAGAAATTCTGAGACACCTCTAAACGGGAATATATTTGTATTTCAAGGTAATGGTTTTACCACAGGTGCTCTTTCCAACGCCCGCCTAGCCTTCTACTCCATCGGCGAATCCCTCAACCTCGCCCTCCTCGACGCCCGCGTGACCGCTCTGATCAACGCCATTGCGGCGGCGATCCCATGACCACCCCAAGCCTGCGCGAGCAGATCCTGAACCACATCCACGCCGTCACCCTGCCGGGAACGGTGCAGGTCGGCATCAGGATCTACCGCAGCCGGGTGCAGGCGCTCTCCAGGTCGGAGGCCCCGGCGCTGATCGTCAGCCCTGGCGAGGACAATCCGGTGAACGCCCCGCGCACCACGGGCGCCAGCCTGGGCCGGCTCGATCAGGCGCTGCCGGTGATGATCGAAATCTACGTTCGCGGCGACGTGCCCGACCAGCTGGCAGACCCGATCGGCGTTGACGTGCACAGCAGGATGATGAGCGATCGCACCCTTGGCGGCCTGGCGCATGACGTACAGCCCGATGGCTGGCGGCCGGAATATGAGCAGGCCGACGCCACTGCCGGCTGGATGCAGCACCGATTCCTGATCCGCTACCGGACCCGCGACGACGCGATCAACGCGGCTCCATAGGCTGAGCTTACGGAAGCTCACCCCCAACCATGGCGGCCGACCAACACTATGAGCACCACGGCCTGTCTGGGGAGTTCGTGATGCTCCCCAGTGGCCAGATGGTGCCCGCTGCTGAGGCGCCCAAGCCTGAGCCCGCCAAGCCCCAACCCGCGCCGAAGGCCAAGGACTGATGACCGCACTCCTGATTCGCAACAGCTTCGCGCTGGTGAAGACCGAGACCAGCTACGGCACCCTGGCCAGCTCGATCGCCAACACCGACGCGGTGAAGATCGTCAGCCTGGAAATCAACCCGATCACCGGCACCCGAGTCGAGCGGGCCCTGATCAAGGGGTTCCTCGGTGCCGACCGCCAGCCGCTGACCAATGAGCACGTGGCGGTAACGGTGACATTCGAGTGGGGCGGCTCTGGTGTCGCCGCCACCGCCCCCCGGTTTACGCCACTGCTGCAGGCAGCCGGCATGAACGTCTCGGCATTCGCCGAACTGACCGGTACGGCCACCGCAGGCGGCGCCAACACCCTCACCTTGGCGGACCTGGGCGGCAGCAACCCCGCAAGCGACGCTTACCTAGGCCTGCCAATCGAGATCACCAGCGGCGCCAACACGGGCCACAAAGGCGTGATCGTGGCGCACGACGGGGCCACCAGGCAGGTGACGGTGGTTCCCTCCACCGCATCGTTCACCGGCGGCGCAGTGGGCTACAAGATCCCCGCGCTGTCCCTGCTGCAGCCGATCAGCACCTTCGGCAACGGCAGCAGCTGCACCATCGTGGCAGTGAAGGACGGCACTAACGTTCACCGGATCGATGGATTCCGCGGCAGCCCGGCCCTCAACAGCACCCTGAACGGCTACGGCACCTTCACCATCACCGGCGTCGGCCGCTACACCACCCCCACCGCAAAAAGCGCTGAAGGATTCGTCTACAGCAACCAGGCCGAGCCGGTGCCCGTCACCCCGACCCACACCAAGGCGCTGAGGTTCCAAGGCTTTAACCCCTGCTCCGAAGGCTTCACCTTCGACTGGGGCGTGTCGGCCGTGTTCCGCTCGCTGATCGGCTGCGAACCTCACGCCCGTATCACCGACCGCCCCAACCCGAACGGCACAATCACGATCGAGAACCCGCCTGTGGCGACGAAGAACTTCTTCACCGCTGCAGCTGACAACAGCGGCGCCAGCGATGGCCCGTTCGTTGTGCAGCAGGGCACGACGGCCAACGAAAGCTCCATTTTCTTCTGCCCCAAGGCAGCGATCAGCGGCGACCTCTCGTTCCCTGATTCTGACGGGATCAGCATGCTGCAGATCCCATTCACCGCGCTGCCTAAGTCCGCAGCCGGCAACGACGAAACCCGCCTCGTTTTCTTCTGATTCGCCATGTTCCATCTCTACGAGCCGGACCACATCGAGTGGCCGGTATCGGTTGATCTGCCGGTAAAGGCGGGCCTAAAGAAGGCCTACACCTTCACCGCCCATTTCCGGGTGCTGGACCAGGAGGATTGCGACGATCTCAACGAGCAGCACAATGCGCTGATCGTGGCCACCATCAAGCGCTACGAGGCGCTGCAGAGCTACCGGGGCAGCAATGACCTGGAGGTGCTCACTGAGCCGCTGCCGTGCACCTATGAGGATCTGGCCGCCGAGGTGCTCTGCGGCTGGGGTGAAGAGGTAGTGGACGAGGCTGGCGAGCCCGTCGAGTTCACCGATGCTGCCAAGGCCAAGATGCTGCGGATGCAGGGCGCTGCGTCAGCGATCTTCAATGCCTGGGTCGCCAGTATCGGCAAACCCAGCGCCGCCGGCGAGCCCGCCAAGTCCGCCGCCAAGCAAGGAGGCTTCCGCGCAAAAAACTGATCGACGCGGCGCTGTTCCTCGCTGGCGCCGCGAAAGGTGAGGCTGACGACGGCAAGGATGCGGCCGACGCTGCAGCCGTGTTCGGCCTGGCGGTGCCCGAGGTAGAGCAGCGGCCCAAGACGTTCGGGATCCTGCCGGAAAACTGCGAAGCGCTGGCGTGGTTCCTGAAGCTGCAGACCCAGTGGCGGGTGGGGATGGCTGGCCCTGTAGGCCTCGACTACGGGGTGTTCATCCAATGCGCCAAGGATGAGGGCGTCAAGCGCCGTGACCGGGTGTGGCTGCTGGAGGATCTGCGGCTGATCGAGCGGGAGTATCTGGGGGCGGCGAGATCCGTAGCCTGACCCTAGGACTGGCGATCGGATAACACATGGCCCGGATGAGCCTGGATACCGCCATCCGGCTGTCGGCCGAGGTGAAGGGCGGCGGGAATATCGATCGGGTGAAGCGGGAGATTCAGAGTCTTGCCAAAGGGACCCAGCTCACCCGCATGGACCTAGTGCGGCTGGAGGTTGCGACCCGAAACTACGGACGCGCCAATGACAGCACGATTGCCGGGATCCGCAGCAGCATTGGCGCATTCCGTGGACTGCAGGAGCAGGTCAAGATCGGCAGCCGCGAGTTTCAGCGGTACGGCGCCGAGATCCAGAAGCTCGAAGGGAAGCTGCGGGGGCTGGATGGTACGGCCACCGCTGCCGGTGATTCGCTGGGCCGCAAACTCGCCACCGGCCTGGCGGCAGCTGGCATTGGCCGCGGGCTGCAGCAGATCACGATGCAGGCCGGCAAGTTCGACGCTGAGGTGCGCAAGGCGGCGGCCATTGAAGGCGGCGCCGGATCGTTCAGCGTGCTGCAGAAGGAGATTGAGAAGGTCGCCGCTGTGGCGGCTGGCACGCCCACAGAAGTGGCAGCGCTGGCCACGTCACTGAGCCGGGCGGGATTCACTGCCCAAGAGACCACACAGTCCCTGGCGGGCATCGTGCGCGGCGCCGAGGCCACGGCGGTGTCGTTTGAGCAGATGGGCAGCATCGCTGCCGACAACATGCGGGCGTTCGGCCTGGAGACCAGCCAGGTCAGCCAGGTCGTTGATGTTCTTACGCAGGCGGCAAACAAGTCCAACCAGGGAGTGTTGGACATTGGCGAGTCCATGAAGTACAGCGCCCCGGTGGCGCGGACGCTAGGCGTCTCCATCGAGGATCTGGCCGCCACCCTGGGCCTGATGGCCAACGCAGGCATCCGCGGCAGCGACGCTGGCACCGGCCTGAGGATGGGCCTGTTCAGGCTGCAGACCGCAGCCGGCGGCGCCGATGAGGAAATTCAGAGCCTGACCAGAGGCAACGCGCTGCTGGCCAAGGCGATGGACGTACTGGGCGCCCAGATCCTGGACACCCAAGGCAAGCTCAAGCCAATGGATCAGGTGATCCTGGCGCTCAAGGATAGCTTTGCGAAGCTGAGTATCAGCGATCAGGCAATCCTGGCGAAGGCGCTGTTTGGCACAGAGGCCGCCAGCAAGTTCCTTGCGACGATGAACTTCACTGAATCCAAGATTCAGGAGATGTTCGGGTTCGTCCGTAACGCTGGCGGGGTAGCCGAAGAAACCCAGAAGAAGATGCAGGGTTTCAACTACTCGATTGTGGTAGCCGGCGGCAACGTCGAATACCTGGCCAATCAGATCGGCGGGATGATCGGCGCGGCAATGAAGCCGTTGATTGACACGTTCAACATGGCGATCAGCGCGGCAATGAAACTGCCTGATCCGATCAGGAACATCGGCGCTGCCGCTGCTGCCGCAGGGATCAGCACCCTGGGCCTGGTGGTGGCAGTGAATGCCGTGTCTGGCGCGCTGGCGCTGGTGGGCGGCGTGAGCGGGGCGAAGGCGGCGATTGCGGGGCTGACCAATTTCAGCGCAGCGGCGACCGTTGCAAGGAATGCTGCCGTTGCTCTGAACTTGGCGGTGCTGGGGCCCTGGGCATTGGCAGCGGCGGGCATTGCGGCGGCCACGGCGGCGGCCTACAAGTTTAACGAGCCGTTCCGGGAGTTCGTGAATACGATCCCGGCCCGGCTTGAGGTGTTTTTCCAGGCGCTGCAGCAAGACGTTCAGGCGGCGGCAGCCAGGGCCCAGGCGGTTATCGCCAGCGTCCGCAACTTCGCTGTGAACGCATTCCGAGCCGTGGAGTCGGTCGGTCGGCAGGCAATGCAGAACCTACTGAACACGCTCAACCCGGTGGACGCGGCCTTCAGGCAGCTGGGAATCAACATTCAGTCCATCTTCGGCGGAGTGTTCGAGTCGATCGGGATCAACTGGGGCCGGTTGATCTCTCAGATGCTGGGCCAGCTCAACCCCATGCAAGGCATCCTCAAGCTGCTGGGCGTGGACATGGCCAGCGCCATGGAGCAGGCGCTGAACTTCCGCCCCAGCGCAGCGCCCCAGGCCGCGGCACTCCCCGCCACTGCCCCAATCCCCGGCACCCTCCCCGGCGCTCCCCCGGCGCCTGCGCTGCCTGGCGGTGGAGGCGCAGCTGGAGGCGGGGGTGGTGGCCGAGCCGCAGCCGCCGAAGTCACCAAGGGCGTCAAGGAACTGCTTCGGCTGACCGATGCCGAGATCACCGCAGCAGTGAACACCGCAATCGGTGAGTACGGCGGGCTGGACCCTCGCGGCCGCACCGACGTGTTCGCCAACATCCTGGCCCGCTCCAGGTCGCCGCAGTATCCATCCAACCTGGTGGACGTGGTGACGCAGCCGGGCCAGTACGCCCCGAACTTCGGGCGCAGCCGGGCGCAGGTAACCAACCCGAACCTGTACGGCAGGGCCCGGTTTGAGCAGGTCAAGGCTGAACTGATGAATCCCCAGATGCTGGCCCAGTCCATTCAGGACGTGGACAGCCGGCTGTACTTCAAGGGGATCAGTGAGCAGCGCAACATGGTGCGCGGCGTGGACTTCCTGAGGGCGCCGGATCAGAACTTCTTCCACGGCCCCGGCCGCAGCGATCCCGGCCGCAATCCCCAGATCACATCGCAGCTGCTGTCAGAGCTTGGTGATACCGGGTCGCTGACTGGGTATCTGGATCAGCAGACACAAGCCGCCGAGCAACTCCGCGAACGCCAACAAGCCACCACCGCCGAGCTTGAAAAGTTCATCGAGGCCAGGACCCAGGCTGTCGTCAAGCTCAACCAGGAAAGCGAGCTGTTGGGTGCGACGACTGATCTTGATCGCCGCCGGCTGGAGTACGCCTTCGAGCAGCTGGAGATCAAT